CCTCCTCTACAGCCTCCCTAAGCCCTTCCAGTACAGCCTGATATTCAGGATGAGCATAAGCAGCCGCTTCCTTATCCGCAATAGTGTTGCCCATTGCAGCCTGAAAACATAATGCCTTCTTAGTCTTACGGTATTCGGTCAAGTACGTGACGTTAGCTTTAGCCTTGGCGTAATCCTTGGCATTCTTAATCATGTAGTCGATGGCTTCGTGCGGATTTATTGTTTTCATATTAGTAACCCGGGTTTCCCCGGGTTGGTTAGTTTAGGTATTTTGTTTTCTTAAATCCATTTTGGTATTTACTTCAGCTTGTTTGCTGGTTTTGCATTTCAAGCATTTGTGTTCTTCAGGCTCATTTTTGAATTCTTCCCACTTTAGCGACAGCGGTGTTCTCAAGATATTTCTGCCGCAAGCTGTTTGACTTGTAAATCCTGATCCGCTTTTGTTTAAGTGCATTTGGTATGACATGGTTTCAGCTCCTATTCAATTGATATTGTGCTGCGTTGATGTAGTAATTATAGTCGTATTCCGCAATCGCAACAATAAATATTTCTATCGGCTAACAATTATCAATAGGTTTTATTTAGCAGCGTGTTGGTAAACATAATCGATAGCTTTTGCAAATTGCTTTCTTGTTAACGATAGCTGTAAGTTATCAGTAAGCACCAGCCCGTCACCTATCTCCCTCAAGTCGCTGCCAGATACGCCCCACTTGCCAGTTTTATCAAACCTAGCCTGTACCTTGAGCATGGCATCAAGCCCTGTCCTGATCTGTTTAGCCTGATCTTCCTTGTTATTATCGTTAGCAGCCACTAACCCAATGTTCAGCCTTGCAACTATCGTGTTCCAGCTAAACTCGTCTCCGTAGCCCTCTCTTAGCTTTAGCAGCTCAGAATGCGGAGCTAGTTGTAAGGCGGTCTCTGCTTCTTCGTTATGCCGAATAGTCATTGGCAATGTTTTAGGTACGAACTTCTTAGGCTTTCTAGGCTTCTTATTTACAGGCATCTTTAACCGCCTTAATGGCTTCCTCTTTAGTCTTAACTACAGCACACTGACCTCGCCATCCGTGATGCCAGATAACCTGCTGGGGAGTTAACTTACCGTCACCCTCTTTAATCTCCAGCAATACGTTATAAGGTCTGCCGCCATTGCTGTGACCAACGATTAAGTCAGGACAACCCTCGCCAATCTTGTGTAAATGCTGGACGGTATAGCCTTCATTCCGCAGTGCAGCAACTATTTCCCTTTGGTTTGCATCTACTCGGTAAGCTCTCAACGCCAATCTCCCTCTATCCCTCGGTTTCCTTTAGACCACTGTTCCTTGCAATCCTTAGCTAGTTTCTCAGCGGTAATATCGCCACGCCTTTTACGAACATTTGTCAGAAACTCCATAGCTTTTTCTCTGTCCTCAGCTCTCCAGCGCAATATTTGCCGGACTTCGCATCGGTGTCTTTCTTCCTCGAAGAACTCATCCACTAAACTTACCCTTATTATCAAAGTCCATAGGAGGCGATCCCGGATTCTCCACAAACTGCTGACTGCTGGCGTTATAAAACAACCCGTACCACTCCTGATACTCTCCGTTCCTCTGCTTCTCACACATCAAGTAAGCATCAGGCTGCAACTCGTCTACCTGCTCTCCCCGGTTCCTTGAATTCTCTTTTTTCTTGTTACGCCACATTAAAAAGACGTTATCCACCTGATCCGAGATAGACCCAGAACCTTTCAAGTCGTTCTTGTTCGGCTGGATTTCATCGTTAGCCTGTTTGCGAATATGGTGGACTAAGTGGATATGAACATTATGATCCCGAGCCAATGCTGTCAATTCGTCAACAAAGTTCTTCTGACCGTTAAAGTCATCCTCACCCTTAACGCACTTCATTAGGCTGTCGATCACGATATGCTGGACACCCAGCTCTATGGCGCAATACCGGCACATAGCAATAACCTTCTCAGGAGACGTTGATCCCTGCTGGTCATAAAGCCACATCTGCTCAGACAAGAACTTGTCCATGCGTGATAACAAATTTGTTATGTATGCCTCCCGGTCACTCGTCAACGGATCGTCTACGAACTCCCCTGCAAACTGGCGAAGCATCCTCTCTAACGTTCTCTCAGGCTTCATCTCAAAGCTGGCAATACAGACCTTTTGTTGCTGCTTCACAAGATGCAAGGCTATCTGACCAGTAATCAACGACTTACCACCACCGTTACCACCAGCGTAAACAGTAACCTCTCCCAGACGATAAGCAAACTCACCCTGTGTCTTAGTCCAAGGCATGACAATCTGCTTATTCTTGACGTTAGAAAGATAGCTCTCCTTAATCGAATCCAACCAGTCTGTCGCAGACTTTACCTGTAACGTCACATCGTTATGCTTCAGGTATTTCTCAACGTCAATCTGCTCGGACTTAACTATCCGTAACTTTCTGGCCTCGTCTAGGTCTATTGCTCTATCTTCTAAGCTCATTCACGATCTCCATATTTATAGTTTTAATTGCCTCATGAAACTTGTTTATTGGCGCTAACATTTTCTCTGGCACAACATATCGTTTTCCGTATCCAAAATTATGCTCAGTCATGTTTGCTAAAAACTTTTTCCTGCTTATAAAGCCATGAATTCTGACTATTGATGGCGATTGAGCAGAACATAAAATAGCCCAATCCGTAGCAAAATCATCTGGTTTCGTAAAAATTAGTAGCCTTGGTTCTGGTGTCCTAGCATGGGTACTGGTCTTGATCTGAATTGTTTGACCGTTAAAACTCATATCAATATAACCATCACCTCCAATTGTTATGTCTGTCCTAATTGATATTTTTAAGACTTTGCTGACAGCTACCTCTCCTAACATCCCTGCATAATGGATTGCAAAATCAGTCTGATTAGCTATTTTTTTATTGCTAACTTGACAATTATTTACCTGAACAGATTTAACGCCTTCAATAATTCCAGCGTAATGAGCAGACATAATTAAATCGTGAGCGTCTAAATTAACATCCATGTTGTCCTCAACTAATATAATTGGCTGCTTCGTTAATTCGCTCAAAAGCCTTTTTAAGGCGTTTTTTATCAGTGTCTGATACCTGCCTACCTTCTGCAAAATCAAACGCCGCTATGGACGTAATAAGTGCCTCAAAATGGATTATTCGGAGTAGGTCTGTCGCATAAAATGGTCTACGCTCAGGTTTTTGTCGTTGTGTATCGTGTGTATAGCCGAGTTTGTTTTCTTTAGGAAACAAGTCACCGATGTCCATATTTACTGCCGAAACAACTTCATAAGCGGTACAGCCAGCAAAGCACTTGAGCAGAATTCGCTCGTCAGGCAGTAACGTTATGGCAAGGCTAGGGCTTTTATCTCCATGAGCAGGACAACAAGCAGTCCAGCGTCCTTTGGAACCCTTAACTTTCTCCAAGCGGTTGAGTAGATTACCGATCATTTGACCCTCCTAGCTAGTTGATTCATATTGGATTGGACTGATATTTCATCTTCCCAACGTTGAGCATTAAGCCATGTCGCTGGATGTGGAACAAATTGAATTTCTTTACTGGAAAGTCCTTGTTGATTGATTGCGTCTAACATTTTCTTAAAGACAACATCATCAGGCTTAATCTTGTTCCAAGCCTTTAAAGCATTAGGCTTTGCCACCTTACGAGGATATTGCTTCCAGAAAACATTGAATCGATCTATATATTCTTTGTTTATTGGTTTTTGGTTATTGGTTATTGGTTTATGGTTATTGGTTGGTTGCACATCCGTTGAACGGACGTTGAGCCGACGTTCAGCAGATGCCTTGCCAGCTCTAGATGCTTGCTCAATTTTCGCTCTGTAATGGGCTATTTCTTTATCTGCTCTAACGTTAATCCAGCCATCATCCGTTAAGGTAAAAAACTCAGCCAGAATTGATGTAACCTCAGATTCAAACTCACGCATATTTATCTGACGAGCAACCGACGCTGAACCGGAGTTCAACGGACGTTCATGGAGATAATAAAGATCAAGTAACCTACGATAGGCTATGTCTTCAATTGCTGTAAGGTGACGGGTATGACTGGCGTAATCGCCAATGTTGAATTGGTAATAGTGCATATATGCCTCACGTTATTGGCTGTCGTTACTAATGTAGGTGGGTCAGGCAGGACGGTAACGAATCGTCTTTTCGGGTTGCACTCCCTAGCCATTCCCTTAAAACTATACTTTAACCCCACGCAACTGGCAAGTTCTACAAACCAAAGAATCCTTAAACTGAATGCAACTTCTAGCCTTCTTACACCCGGGACAAGTTTGCATTCCGAAATAGAATGTCTTGGTAGGGCTGCTTGATGGCACTTGTACAGGTGAAGAAGGATCGTTGCTCAATTGGTTGACCTCTTGGCGATACTTTCGGAAGGACAGATTTTAACGGAGTAAATGGCATAGGCTCCCTTGGCGGAACAATGTTCTGACCAGTGGCTAGTTTCTCAATGTTGTTAGTAGGAAAGTAATAGTTACCGCCCTTACGGAGTTTCCCATAGCTAACAAGGATATTCAGTTCCTCTTTCAGCTCAGCACTGTTTTCGTACTCAAATAGCCCATAGTTAATGATTAGCATATTGGCTGTCATTCCACCGTTAAGGGTGAAGGCTCTTACAACTGCGTCTCTGTTCATTTTTTACTCCTTCTCTGTAAGTTATAGTCTATTAGCCCTCATCAGTCTGCACTTCTGGCGGTCAGCATGGGTAAAGTCTGGGCTAATCTCAGCTACCGAGCAGTTTAATTGTGCTTTAGGTTTAGCATCCACTGCTAATACAGCCATGTAAATAGATAACATTGCTATAACAGCAACATATACATAAATTGCAAGTTCTTTCATATTTTCTCCATAGTTGTGATGCCGAAACATAGTAACCCTATCTCAATTTCCTGCCAATAGTATTTTTAAATAGGAATATTGCATCCGATTAAAATTACTCATTGACATAATTATTGTGAAGGCGCATTATTCCTACACCGCAAGTGCGGACAACTAGGAGAACAATATGAATATTTATGAATTGCAGTCGTACTTAACCACAGAAGTTACTACTGGCTACCCACAAGAGCTGACCAGTAACCTAGAAGATCCAAAAGAAGCACTGGATACCTTCATGATTCTGTGGGCATCTTACCGTGACGATCCGGTCAAGTTGCAGAGCAAGATCAGTCAGTTTATTGGTCAGCTTGTTGAAGAAGCATCTAAGTCAATGCCTCACGATGATTACGTTCCATCCCCTGAAGATGAGCGAGACTTGTACGAAAGTACTAAGTATCAAGCTAAAAAAGACCGTTATATCTGAGGCAGACTATGAACTACACATATTCAGATGGAGTCAAAGAAGGCATGGAGATAGCTAGAAAAATGCTTTGCGATGCTCTAAACATTGAGGAAGAATCACTAGGAAAGGCTGTAGCACAAGCCAGATTACTGAGAATTGAATTGGACAAATATGAAAAAACTACTCGCAACTGATGATTGGCTGGCTAGACATCCCAAGGTAATCGCTGTTCTAATGGTTACTCTTTACATTCTAGCGTGTTCAATATGACTAAATCTATCCTAGACCCAGAGTTCAAATATGTCTCGTCTTCAAATACAAACATTGCTAAGACCTTTGCAAAGGCTCGCAAAGAGATGCAAGCTAAGGCTAATAAGGTACAGCCTGTTCAGGAAGTTCGGGAACTCAATATCGTGCAGTATAAAAAATTCAAAGGGTAAATAATGTCTGAATATCAAGTCTACGCAAAGCTGCAAAAAGCTCGGATGATGCTGCAAGCTGCGCCACTAAAGAAGTCGGGACACAATAAGTTTGCTGGATACCAGTACTTTGAACTGGGCGATTTCCTCCCTACCATTAACCAGATATTCAATGAACTCGGACTATGCTCGGTTATTTCGTTTGATAAAGAACTGGCTACTCTGCGTATTGTTGACACTGATAACGGTAGCAGCGTTACATTTACTAGCCCAATGGCTGAGGCTAATCTAAAGGGCTGCCATCCTATACAAAATCTAGGTGCGGTAGAGACCTACAGCAGACGCTACCTTTACGTTACAGCCCTTGAGATTGTCGAGCATGATGCACTAGACGCTACAACAGGTTCAGAGGCTCCTAAGTCCGTTAAGCCGATTACTAAAGACGTATTTGACAGCATGACCAGTGAGGAACAGGAGGCTATCCGTAGCATCGGCGTTAATGTTATCTCCCTGCTGGCTTTAGATGACGTAGAAGGCGCTGTTCAGTTTATTGAACAATCAGAGTTAGACGCAGATTCCAAGACAGCCCTTTGGAGTTTGTTGGATAGTAAGCAACGGGCAGCAATTAAGAAATTTACAACTCGATAGGAAATATATGGCATACGATCCAAACAATAGCGGAGACCTTGGCAAGAACAAAGCCAAGACTCAAGAGAATCACCCGGATTACTCAGGAAAGATTACGGTAGATGGCAAGCAGTATTGGCTCAATGGCTGGCTTAAAGCAAACAAAGAGACAGGTGAGAAGTTCTTTAGCCTGTCAGTAAAGCCTAAAGAGCCACGGCCTCATAAAGAAAAGGTCTATGAGCCGATTGATGATGATATGAATGATTCTATTCCGTTCTAGGAGAAAATATGAAATACCTTATCGCACTTTGGTTGGCATCTACAGCAACAATTAGTTACGCAGCTTGTACATACAACAACTATTGCGGCCCTAATGGGTGTGTTTATTGCACTACTTGTTGTTATGGAGGCAGTTGCAATACGACTTGTAATTAAAGTATAGGGGAAAGCGGATGCTGACCAGTTAGCTGAAATGCAAAGGCAGTGCAGCGATTACCCTACCTAACACGCCAAGCCAGTAGTGGCGGGTAACACTGGCAGCAGGGGCTAGATCATCCTTTGGACTCCAAGTCTAGTGACCCTGCACCTAACTCAAGGAGATTTTGTGAAACTGTTAGACCATATCCAAGCAACTTACGAAATTAAGAATGACCGTCAACTTGCCGACAAACTTGATATTTCAACACCCGTCATTAGCCGTATCCGTAACAAGAAATGCGGAGTTTCGTCAGATATGATGATCCGTATTCATGAAGTATTCGGTATGTCGATTGCAGACATTAAAGCAATCTGCAAGGAGTCCGAATGAGTTGGGCATTTACTGAACTTGAAGTTATCCGCTGGTCTGAAGCACGAGGAATCATCCCTAACTCAACCTCACTAGCCCAGTTGTCTAAGGCTTATGAGGAAATGGAGGAACTAGAAAATGCTATCAATCTTAGAGATAAACCCGGCATTATTGATGGTCTGGGGGACGTTCTTGTGTGCCTTATCAATGTTGCCGCTTTGGAGGACGTTGATCTCACCAGATGCCTAGAGGCTGCGTATAACGAGATTAAAGACCGTAAAGGTCATATGAATAAGGAAGGAATATTCGTCAAAGATGGATCAAGTTAATAGCCCAGCACATTACACAGACGGAGGCATTCAAACCATTGACTTCATTGAAGCTAAGAGTTTGAACTTTCACTTAGGCAACGTAGTTAAATATATATCTAGGGCAGGTAAAAAGGGCGATAACCTTGAAGACTTGCTCAAGGCACAATGGTATCTGAATAGAGAAATAGAGCGAAATGGTAAAGATTAACCAAGAAACTTACGCCAGACTAATTAAATATTTACTAAGTAACGATGCCACAATTCATGATCTACACAATGAAACAGGGCTACACAAAGTCACCGTATCCAGACTAATTAGAACCTTTAGAAAGCACAAGCTGGTTCATATATGTGACTGGGAGGCTGACAAGTGGGGACGAGACCAGACGATGATTGTTAAGTGGGGACAGGGTAAAGACAAGAAACGCTTTTCAATGACTTCAGCAGAGCGCTCAAGGCTTTACAGGCAGCGTAAGAGAGAGGTAGCTATCCACCCTATCAGTTTACTTGCTTAGGGCTTCGTACTGGGCGTAGCATTGCTTGAGGAGGATACGGAGTTCGTCTCCTCTGGCAGCTTCCCTCGCAAGAAACTCTCCATCCGGGCGGTAAAGCTCTTTTCCAGTACATCCGGTGGCAATGGATCCATTTTCGGCGGGACTG